AAAAAGGAGCAATCATTATGATGCCATCAAACCCAGCAGACCTAAAGAAGATTGACGTAGCTCTACAACAAATTTCAGATTCTAAAACTAGAATTGAAGCAGAGCAAGGCCACATCAAAGAAGTTGTAGAAACTATCCATAATGACTTTGGTTTGGAAAAGAAACTTATCCGTCAACTTGCTAAAGTATGGCATATGAGAAATTATGCAGAAGAAGTAACACAGCAAGAAGATTTCCAAGAAGCATATGAAGCATTAACCTCTGTTAATAACAAATTAGAAACCTTATAATTTACCTGGGATTAATTAGTCAATTAGTTACCCATGGTCCTTCTTTTAGGGTATAATACGTAGTATAAACAATAAAAAAGGAAGTGAAATATGTCAAGTAATAATATGAAAATAACATTAGCGACTAACGGTAATATTAAATTTGGTAAGAATGACGGTGGTAACATTGTTACGTTTAAAGATAAAGTCCTTGCGACAGGATACTTTGATTTTTATGCTGATGGTTGGTATTTGTCTGCTAAGAATGTTGAAACGTTCTTTAGTGGTACTGCCCAAGACGTTGCTGACTTATTTGCGGGGGCAAAATAATGGGATATCCAAATAAATCTAACCCAAGCAAGAAACTTAAAATTACAGAACTATCAACCACTAAGATCGGTTCTGGTTATCAAGTAACGTGTATGGTTAATGGTCAGTCGTGGTTAAAAGAACTTTACGTTGATACCAAAACCCGTGCCGTTGAGGTTGCCACTGANAACATATATGCTTTTGCCGAATACTACCCTAACTATGAGGAACTATAATATGACTACAATTACAAAAACAACTAGAGATACTTACTTACGAACTAAGAACCGTTTCTATCAAGCAGGATGGTTAGATGCCGAACGCAACGAACCTGCTCAGGCAAGTACACGTGAACAAGACGAACTGATATATGCTGAGTATTTAGAGGGTTATAAAAATTCTATGGACAACTCATTTTCGATGGAAGGTGCATAATGTTAAAACTCATTAGAGATGGTTATGTAAATAACATTGAGGACGAACGTATCTGTATCCTCGGACCAGAGACTCCGGAGTATAGGAATTTCTTAATTGAAAAGTTATATGAAGAGATTCGTGAATTAGAAGAATCTGACTTTAAGGACGTTATGGAATATGCAGATGTCTTGGAAGTCCTTCAATCACTATCACGATTGAATGGGATTACCGAAGAAGAAGTAATTAAAGCAAAGGTCTCAAAACATGCTCTACTTGGTGGGTTCGATGATGGAATTATTTTATCATATTAAGTCAAATATCACTTTACTTTTACATCAAACTAGGGTATAATACGTAGTATATGAAAAATAAAATTGAAAGTATTAAAAACCAAGTATTGAATATTCCTCTTACTGTTGAGGAATTCGCTTCAGTAGTAAGAAGCGAAGTTGACGACTTAGGGGTAGAGGTTTCTGTTCAATATGTGAACGGGTTTCCNAAAGACACCGTATCCACTAATGGTTATTTTAATCCATATGATTGGGAATATGATTATAATATTGAGTTAGAATTAATTACTTCAGACGAAGAAGATACCATTAATATAAATATTGATAATTGGGACTTCTTGGCACATCAAATGATTCAAACTCTTGAACATGAAATTATCCATCGCAATCAAATTACAAAACGACAAGGGTTTGTAGTCCTTCCTGAATACATCGAAGGTATGTCTACAGAACAAGAACGTATTATATATCTAAGCAACCCAGACGAAATTGACGCATATGCGAACGACGTAGCGTTAGATTTACTTGAGGTCTATACTACTCAAGGTGCGTGTTTAAAGTTATCAAAATATACATATATCACAAAAGAAGAGTCTGTGGTATTTAACGAATATATGGAATTGTTTGGAGCAAATTCGGATATTGTTAAAACTATCGTAAAGAAAGCATTATCAAAAATAACAACATAAAAGGGGATTAATGGCACAAGTAAGCAAACAACAAGAATTTCAAATGATCATTGAAGGTTTAGTTTCTGATGGGATATCATACATAGACGTGATTACAGAATACATGGAAACCAACGAACTAGAACCAAAGCAAATAAAGAAACTTATATCACCAACACTACAAGAGAAAATCACAAGGGAAGCTATTAAATTTAGGTTGATTGACAAAGAAGAACTTGGAAGCACTCTGCCTCTGTGACAGGGTTTGATGCATATAAATTATACGTTGCAATAAAACAACATTTCAATACAGACAATAATTATAACTACATACAATACTCGGGAAAACAAAGACAAATTAGTACGGAATCTTATAACCGAAGAAAGGATAAGTTTTATTTTGAAGCAATCGGGAATAAAAAGAAAGGGGATTTATTACAATTCTACGTTGCTAACTTTGTAGTAGGTGACGGTCAATGGATCGGTGATATGTATAACCAAGAATCAGAAAGTGTGTTCTTTGGTTGGAAACGTATTATTGAATCTTTAACTTATTTATTCACAGAAGATATAAAATTAATTAAAGAGTTTTTGGAAGAAAGGAATTTGAAGTTCGACGACNTATTCACTATTACGGATGGNGAACATCCTATATTATTTAGATTCGTTGAACAGAAGATGATTAAAGTGGAAACGTATATCATAATGGATAAAGTTTTAAACTTTAGCAAAAGGTTTAGGAAAGAAATTAAGGACGAGTTTGTGTACCCAGCGGTTCAATATAAATTTGATAGGTATGCAGAATTTATGAATTTTGATTCTAAGAAATATGGAACAATAATGAAAGGAGTTTTTACATAATGCAAATGCACGACAGAATGAATTCAAATATCAATTTGAACTCTATGACTTTAAGAGAAGTTGATATGCAAGACGGATTTACCATACGAGTTAGTTATATCTTAAACACAGTCAAGATGACTAATAAATTAGAATATAATTTAGAATCGAATGCTAGACAAGACTACAATGCTATCGTAGAAATGATTGGTGGTAAGGCAACTTTTTTAACAGAATAGCTTGACTTTTCAGCAAACATAAGGTATAATAGAAGTATGGAAACGAAAATGCACAACAAACAAGATTGCGAAGTTAAATGCGACGCAATCAAAACAATTTTAACTCAAATTCAAGAAGTGTCTGGAATGGAACAAAATTACCAAATCAGACATCTTGCTGAATCAGGGTTAGATTTAATCAGAGATTTGAAAAGTGAATTCGACGATTAATAGTAAGTATAAATAACAATATAACAATATAATAATATAANAATACGTAGGAGTATATGATGGAACAAAATACAGTAAAGATTGACGGCAACGATTATGTAATTGCAGATTTACCAGATGTAGCAAAGGTGGCAATCGAGCACCTAATGGCAATTGATAAAGAGTCGCAAAGAATGGAAATGGCGCGTGCAGGTTTTGCACAGGCAATTAAAGCAGTAATGGAAAGTGATGACGCACCAACTCCAGTAGAAGGTTCTACATCAACAGAGTTTGTAGGTGAAGACGGTACAACTGCAGATTTCGTTCCAGAAGAAGTATAAAACAAACTAGAGGGTTGTGGAATACCTCTATAAAAACATTTCGTAAAACAACAAAAACAATCAACAGGTAACAGTAAAATGTACCTCACATAAGGAGTAGTATTATGGGTTTCTCAGCCTTAAAGAAAAGAAGTAAGTCGACAAAAAATGTATCAGAGATGATGGATAAATTGAACAAAGCATCAGGTGGTGGTTCAAATTCATACGTAGATGATAGATATTGGAAATTGGAAAGAGATAAGACGGGTAATGGTTATGCTATCATTCGTTTCTTAGATGCACCAGATGGTGAAGACTTTCCTTTCATCAAAATGTACACACATGGATTTAAAGGTCAAGGTGGTTGGTACATTGAAAATTCACTAACAACAATCGGTAAACAAGACCCAGTTTCAGAAGCAAACTCTGAATTATGGAATTCAGGTATTGATTCAAATAAAGATATTGCTCGCAATCGTAAACGACGTTTACAGTTTGTGTCTAATATCTACGTTGTTAAGGACTCCAAGTTCCCTGAAAACGAAGGTAAAACTTTCTTATTTAAATACGGAAAGTCTATCTTTGATATGATTCAGGCAGCCGGTGCTCCAGAGTTTGACGATGAAACTCCAGTGAATGTGTTTGATTTATTCAATGGTGCTGATTTCAAATTGAAGTCACGCAAAGCAGATGGATTTATTAAATACGATAAGTCTGGTTTCGAAGAACCTTCTCAGTGGTTATCTGACGAAGGTGAAATGGAAACTTTATATAATGGACTGTATTCATTAGACGGTGAAATCGCAGAAGACAAGTTTAAAACTTATGATGAGTTGAAAACCAAATTCCTACGTGTAACAGGTGGTTCGTCAGAATCTTCTAGTTTCACTGCTGAATCTGTTTCTGCAGAACCGACTCCAGTAGCAGACGTTAGTGGTCAAAGGGACGAAATTCCTTGGGACACTAATGATACTGCTGGTGCTGATTCTTCAGAATCTACAGAAGATGATACAATGAGTTACTTTGCTAAGTTAGCAGACGGTTAAGTTTAAAACCTAAACCAAAAGAAAGGAGGCAATTGCCTCCTTTTTTATTGCCTAATTAAAAACCAACGAAGAACCATTGCCCGAAGGGGAAGATGGAGCATGAACAGTTTGAGGAACGACAACCGCAGTTGCAGAACTACTATTTGATGTACTATTGTTATTGATAATAGTTGTTCCTGTTCCGGCTGTTCCGTTCATATTTTGGTTCATCGGAGTTAAGTTTGTAATGTCATTAGATTGACTTTGACTTACATTTCCAGTGATACCAACATAATCGGTTAATACTTGAATAGCAAGTGGAACTAGTCCAGCAACAGGATAAGCACTCGCGACCGATAAAGCTCCTCCGAGATTATCACCCTGAGCAAACCTTTGTGTTGCATCGTATCCTGACATGGCTGCACCAAGTAAAGGAAGGCCTCTGCTAGCAAATTTTGATATGTTTCTAAATCCAGCAGTCGGGCCAGTGTTGAGTGTTCCAGCCTCCCCAGGCCAGAAGGCTTTTGCTGTTCCTGCGATATTCACTCGTCCGGTGCCACCATTTGCATACGCTCGATTGCTGTATGATAAATTCGCTACTTCATTTCTCCGATGTTTAGCTAATGACCACTTTTCTTCACCAGGAATATATCCTTTATTGAACCAACTAGTGTTTGACATAGACGCATTTCCTCGTCCTAACATTTGATTAGCTGCGATGTACATTTGCATAGACTCTGGGTCTTGCAGACCGTTTTTATCAGCATCGTCAATAAAGTCTTTAGGTTTCCATCCCTTAGTTGTATCCTTCCATCCAGTGTTACCTTTTTTCTTTCCTTTTTTCTTTCCTTTAGGATTCCACGATCCTCTAGGACCCCAAGTAACATTGCCATTAGAATCTTCCCAACCCTTACGTTTTCCTGTTGGGTCATATACTTCATTACTCATCAAGCCAATAATTTTATCAAGACGTTCTGTTGTATGGATATCATTAGTGTAGATTGATCCAGGGTGTAATGCTTTCTCGTAGAATGATTTTTCTACTTTATCATTAGCATTAATTACTTTAGAATCTTTATAGTCACCTAAAGTTTTAACGAATTGGTCAAAACGTTCTAGGATGTATTCAGTCTTTTGTGGACCTAACATAGAACCTGCTTTATCTGCAATCATTGCTCTAGTGCTAGACACCATTTCAGGTGTAACATTATCTGGGTTTTTAAATTGACCCATAATGTCACCAACTTGCCCGTGTGCCATACTACGTATGGGATTGAATCCCATAAATCCACTAGAAGTTTCTTTATTGACAACTCCGTGCATGAATTGGTCTATTCCATCAAACCCTTGTTGGTAATTTTTAGAATGGTCTACTTTAGGAACGACAACCGNGGGTTTCTGTAAAAATTTATTTCCACTCAGTGGGGCAACATTTGCACCGCCTAATGCTTCAATCCCTTTTTGTGTGCTGATTAATTTATCATTTGAGTGCAGTTGTCCAGCATTACCACCAGTCGCCTCATTGAATAATGCATTATCCATTTGCAATTGAGTTGTCCCGTTCGTGGTCATGCTATCGGTGTTGTTTTTCTTCATCCACCATTTGCCTCTTTGCAGGTCTCTGGCACTCTTGCCGTGCCACGTTTTAGTATCTTTCCAACCAAACTTCTTATCTTGGAACCTTTTCATCTGACGGTCAATTTCGTTTTTAGCAGTTCTAGTATCAGAACTTAATAGTTCGTGTTGTTTGTTTAAACCTGCATCGGCATACCTTGCTGGTCTGGTTCGGCTAGAGGCAAAGTCGTCATTCTGCCATTCTTGAAATTCTTTAGTAGTTTCATTATTCTTCTTGAATAAATCAAGCTCTGATTTTAATTCATTGTAATCCGACACAGAATCCACTAAATTTTCTTTATCATCGTCCGACCATGTGTTAGAAGGGGTTACTTTCTTGGAACTTCCAGGTTTACCAAACTCAATTGTAGGTCCAAAGACCCCTGGAGTTACTGTAATTTTCTGCTTGTTTTGCTTTGCTTTGATGAAAGTCAACAATTCACTCTCGTCGTCATCATTGAACGTTAGTGTGGAGAACAACGCCTCTAATTCTTTATGAGTGTAGTCAGCAAGAGTTACTCTATTGCCCAAACGAGCTCGAGTCCCCGCTTCTTTAATCACACCTTTAGATCTTTTTAGTTTTTCCGAATCTTCTTTTGAATATGTCCCCAACGCGGTTTGTGTTACTTCTGGGTTAAGGAGGGAATTTCTAATAGATTCTGCTTCAGTATTATCTTTAATGCCAGATGTATATTTAAGAACACCGTTTTGGTAGTCTTCTCTTCGTTGATGTTTTGCACCATTGCCCATTACATCAGATCTGCTTGCAAAGTATTTATCTTGTTCTTTTTCATATTCAGGTGTTCCCTGCATACCCAAACTATCCGCGGCCCAATCCAAACCAGAATATATTTCTTTATACGTGTCATGTACTGTATTTAAAGCACCCTCGATACCACCTTGTCCTTCATTTTCCATCTTGTTTGCAGCACCAAAGGCAATAGCAGCGGGTGCAGCAACCTTTGATNCTGCACCAATGGTTGTACCAAGAACGTTCTTGACAATCCCTTTTGATGCACCTTTTGGTGGATTGGCCTTGCNCCATGCAGCCAATTTAGCCTTAGACCAACTGTATGCACCCACTCCTCCTAATGCAGAAGCAGCCCCCGCTCCAAAGTTACCAATGCCACCTAAAAGACCACTAAAGAAACCCCCTGAATCGCCACCGACTTTGCCAAACATGCCACCGATTCCGCCTTTCTTTTTCCCCGAAAACATATTATCACGGTTTTTTTCTAATTGGTCTCTTCTGTTTTGTTTTGCACGTGAATCAGCTTTCTCCATCAACCTTAGTATATTTGCGTTCGATTCAACTAATGTAGCAATTCCATCACAACAATTTGACGACGCTCCAGTCGACATTTGTAATTGTGCTTGTTCTACGAATTTATTAGTTTCTGTATCATACAGTCCAGGAGTCTTTCCATCACGTCCTTCACCTTTATGGTCAAATAGTTTATATCGACCTGATGCTAGTCCCTCTTCGCCTCTTTCTGTGAAGTTCCAACCTCTACTATTCATAGATATATTACCCAATAAGTCTTTAAGGGTTCTGTCATTTGGAGTAACTCTGGATTCTTTGTCCGCTTTAGCAGCGTTGTTCCTGTTTCTGTCGTGCCTTTGCTGAGAAAATCCACTTACATTGTTCCCCTTGACATAGTCATACTGTAACGTACCGTCCCCCCTGAGAGAGTGACCAGCACCCACAGTAGAATGCTTGACATATTTTGCAGTCAGTTTGGCGTCCTTCTTAGTAATTTGAAGAGGCTCCGGCACGGTATCGTTGTATTCTTTATAAGTTTGTCCGTGACGCATATTGTCTGCATATTGTTGAATTTGCAATGCTCTAGAGGCACGCTTCTTATCCCCTTTAGACCCAGTCGCTATTAGTGATTCTAAATCAGATCTATTATATGCATATCCTTCTAGTCCTGTCTTTTTAATAGCAAAATCTATTGAAGACCCGATTTGTTGCTCTCTTTTCAGATGACCGTGTCTCTGGTCCTTCATCTTTCTGATTTCTAGTAGTTTTTGCTCACGGGTGGAACCAATCATAGAACCATGCATCTTAACAATTTCTGTTGCAACTTGGTTTACTGCGACGTAGTTTTGTTCAGCCATATGTTTCATTTGCTTGAACAAAGGTTCTTGTTTCTGGAAGGCTGCAAATTGTTGAACACCTTGTAGTATCGCAAAGTTGGATTGTATTTTCTGAGAAGAGGCATCAGCGTCAAAATGATCGGTCATTTTTGTAATCGCCTCAACTACTTCAGTTTGTATTGAGGAGAACCCAGTAATCATTGAGGCATTTGCGTCATTTTGAGACTTTATTGCAGACTTTTGATGAGTGTCTTGTTGTGCCATTTGCTGTTCTTGGGTTGCTGACATCTTTGCTGTATTTTCTGCAACTTCGTCCAATCCCCCATTACTTTGCTTGCCTTGCTTTTGCATCCACTGTCCAAGAGAATCGGCTGCTCCAGACATCAGTGCCAGTTGTGCTGTTAAGTTTGCTAATGTGCTCATCTTAGTTATATCCTTATGCTAATTGCTGTGCCCTAATACGTTCGTTTTCATCTTCAATATGTGCTTGTAATAAGTCAACATATATCTTTCGTTCAAACGGAATCATATTGTTTATATCGGACAACGAGTAATTGTGATGTTGCATAAGCTGGAAGTTGGTCAAATAATGATTCGCCAACGAATCGTAACTTATGCTAAATCGAAAAAAGCCTCTAGTCCCTCAATAACAATATCTTCTTTATATCCACATTTAGAACACTTATATGGAATTGTGTGCTTTAATGTAGGTTGGTCGTCAAAGAAATTTCTAATTTCTTTGAACGATTTTTCGTTTAATGTTTCAATGAATCCCATTAATTCTTTTTTAGGGGTTTCACTTCCTTTATAAACTTTCTCTTCGTCAAAGATGTAATCGATTGAATCAACAATAATTTTAAACATCTTATCTGTTTCTGATTTCTCTTTGCCGTACTTTTTCAATTCGCCAGAAGAAAGGTATTTAAATTGAATACCAACCTCATCTGTAATCATTACTTTCGAATTATCTTCTTCAGGGAACGTTACTTCAATATCATTAATATTAACAGATACGTCGTTTGAAGTTCCGCAAACTTCACCGTCCACTTCATTCTGACAAACGAAAGCACTTTCAATTAATTCCCCACGACTTCTAGATCTAATATTTAAGAATAAGTAGTCAAGGTCAAAATTTGGCAGACTTTCTGGTTTCACATTATTAAACGTGCAACTCTTTATAATATCAAAAGTTGCCGAAGCTATTGCATCTGAGTTATCTTCTTTCATCGATTCCATTGCCAATAAAAGAATCTTCTCTTCCTTTACTAAAAATGGACGATATTCAATCGTCTCTCCGTTACTTGGTAAATCTAATTTGTATTTTGGTGTATCTAATTGTGGTAACATTATATTATCATCCTATATCATTATCTAAAAAAATATTTATATTTGCTTAATTTTCGTACTTTCCCCAGTCCTCTTTATATTTCCTATAATCAAGGTCGCCGACCTCGGTCAACCCACTGTTATCCCAATTCTTTGTTGGGTTGTCTCCAGTTACGGTATGTAAAGTTGACTGTAAACGTCGACACTTCACTGTTATCCCAAGACAAATCGACAGGACCCATGCTATTTGGCCACGCTTCTTCAAGGTCTATTGCATATATAGGGTTTAGTTTCCTATCAAGTTTAATCACACTCACTGATGTTTTATATTCATCATAGTATCCCATTCTATACAAGTCTCCACTTCTTATACTTGAGTCTTCAGAGTACCCATGAATTGTAGAAATCCATGCATCAAAGAATTGTCTTTCTCTCATATCCTCATGACAAATAACAGTGATAGGAAATGTATCAACAATCATGTCGTTTGCCATTTTGAAATTTGCACCGAACCTCTTAACCTCAGCCTCGCCTAATTGTTTTCCAGGCAGAGAAGCAGCTTTAATCATGAACCTCATCTCCGTAAAACCAGTAGCAGGTAGGTTTATCACAACTTCAAATAAATTTGAACGAGAGTAGTCCCCTTTTGATAGTTGGCTGCTAAATTGATTGTAATTCATATTTATTTACTCCATACCGACGAAGCACTTGCTCCGACAAATCTTTGATAAGGTAAGTAAATAACGTTATGCCATTCACTTGATGGTGATTCTAACATTGACGTTTTTACTTGACTGTATAAGTATTTATGTATCATCTTCTCTGCATTGGGTATCCTTTTAACACTGTCCCATGTTACATTAAATTTATTTTGTTTCTTATTTGCAGTCTTCATTAATTGTTTAAGGAATACTTCCCTATCCTTTGGAGATAGGTAGTGGAAATTCAATCCAATAAACCCTTGTGGTGCTACATCAAGAACAACTATTAGAGGAAATCTATCCCAGTATGGTAAAGTTTTCTTATGTTTAGCGTCATAACCAAAAGTAAACATCTTTCCAGGTGCGAGTTTTGCTCTACCGAACCCTTTACCAGACTTACCAACCATATCCTTAAACCAAGCGACTGAGTTCTTGCTCGCCCGTGCTTTAGATATTTTTTGTGATTTTGTTCTTTGTGATGGCATATATTACTTTATTAAATGTTTCTCTGTTATTATCTTAAATTCCCACTTACGGTCAAGGCAAAATTCTTCTGCTTCTTTCCATTTTGCTTCGTTTACTTTCCAAGTCTTTAGTTCTTTTAAGTATCTATACTTACTCTTTTTAGTCTTTCCCATGACAGGNGGTTTACATTGTTTTTCAGGTTTNACCTCAATCAATGTATGNTTAACCGAACCATCANTATCACGGGTTTTGATAAGAAAATCCACATAATACTTATGCATTTTATTATCAACTGGACTGAAGTATGGTATTACTACCTCTTCACTGTTCCACGCAATTACCGATGGGTTGTCATCACACCAACGCATAAAGGTCCTTTCCCAAAGACTTCTGTAAGTAACGTTATCTACGTTACCGACATATTTGTCTCTGTTCTTAACTTTATATTTACCTTTATACGACATCACATATATTTATATAAATAGTTGATATAAGTTTAATAAGGAATTCGTTATGTCTTGGTACGTTGAAACTGGAAAATGGATGGTCAAAAACAAAGGCAAGTTGGCACTTGGAGCATACGTTGGCGCGGCTGCAAATGCGACGTATGGAGACCTTTGGGGCGACCCCGACAAATTGCCCGATATCCAAGCAGGCGAGATACTGGTACAATTTCCAGAAGACGATTCTGCTGGTATGTTTTGGACGGAAATGTCGTTTTTTACATGGAAAAAGTCTACTGCTGGCCTTCATTTAGGCGATTATGATGTAAATACCCAATCTAGTACACAAAAAACTAATTTTCTTGGTATATTAAGGTTGCCTATGCCTATGCAATTATCTACTGCATATAATGGTAAATTTTCCGAGGCAGACGATATGNACGTTGACCGAGGAAACTTTGGTGNTGGTAGTGTCGCCGAACGCATGATCGGCATAAGTAAGGGAGTTTTTGTTGAAATGAAGAAAGCCGGAAATGCACTTGCTAATTTAAACAACACAGCGTCAATGTCAAACGCAAGTATTAATAATAATAATATGGGAATGAAGTACGAAGGTGCTAATTTAAGGGGTCATTCGTTTTCTTGGAGACTCTCTGCAAAAAATCAAGATGAACAAAATCAAATATTAAAGGTTATTGCAACATTAAAAGGTATGTCATTACCTGCAAATAATTGGGGTGGA